CTGCTATTAGATGACGGGCGTACAGCTCGTATCAATGGCTTGTTAGTGCAAGGACACGATTGCGTGTTACCACACCATTTCTTTGAGAGATATGGTACTAAAGATGGTACACCATTTACAGTGACAGTAGCTGGAAAAGAGTTCCAACAGGTGTTTGAGTCCGATAGATCTATTCGCATAGGCGAAAGAGATCTTCAGGTATATAGGTTTTCTGCACGCGTTATGCAAGGTAGAAACCTACTTGGTCATATAGCCACCGAGTTTGATCACCAGCGGTTCTTACCGTGTAAAGGCTCACTTATATGTCACTCCAATTCAGGGGGACGTATATTGATGAGAATGTTTAATCCTGAAAGGATTATACGTAATACACGATCTGTCGTATACGATTACGGTAGTTGTAAGAACTTCCTGCGCGGGTATCAATACTGCGCGTCAACTAGGGAAGGCGATTGCGGAGGTGTATTGTACAGATACACAAGTCAATCGACCAAAAAGATCATTGGTATGCATGTTGGCGGACTTGCAGGGGGAAGTGTGGCTTTTTCTGAAGTACTCGTTAGAGAACAGATAGAAAGAGCTATGCTTGTCCTTGATGGTCGCCATGGAGCGTTCAGAATGCAATCCTTGACGGAAGTCATAGAACGCATGTATACCGAGGGTTTACTTGAAGATGGTGTTCCACGGAACACCATATTAGATTTATCGCCTAGACTCCAAGCTGTTGGAACTCTACCTAGGCAATATACGAAACCTGCTTCACGGGCTTCTAAAATTGTGCCAACTAAGTTGTTCCCGTGCTTCGAAGCACGTGTGGATTCGGCTGTTTTAAGTAACAACGATTCACGGAACACCTCAAGAAAGAGTATCTTAGTGACCGCTGTAAATGGATATGGAGATGACGTACGTCTCTTCAGTACCAAATACTATAAGATGATTGAAGATCATCTTGTAGCCAAATACAGGCGGTTCTCTGGCTCTATATGTCACGAGGATGGAAGTCTACGTGTTCTTACCGTAGATGAAGCAGTAAACGGGATACCTGGAGTACCCCACGCAGATCGCATGAATATGTCCACCGCAGAAGGTGCATATTGGGATGTCGGTCGTGGTATATCAGACCACGACAAGCGATGGCTGTTTGACGTCGTCTCAGAGGAGGGGAAACCCGACAAATACGTACCAAAACCCGAACTTAAGGGTAGAATTGTGTACGCTCTACAACAAATGGAAGCGGGAGAAGTCCCCAGCATTCTGTTTAGAGAAACTCTCAAAGACGAACGTCGGCAGCTACGACACACCACCAATCTCAAGAATGATCCAAACTTCGTTCCAAAAACAAGAAGTTTCACTGTTTGTCCAGTGGAATTTACGATTTTGGTCCGAATGTTCTGTTTCTCTTTCGTACAAATGATTGAGGAAAACAGAGAACATCATGAGATACAGGTGGGTATTAATCCGATGGGAAGTGACTGGACGTCACTACATCAGAAACTCAGAGAAAACTCGCCCTTTGTTATAGCGGGAGATTTCGGTAACTACGATAGGGGAAACCCTGCCGAAAATCTTGAATGCTCTGGGAATGTCATCAATCGTATTTACAACGATTCAGAGGTTAATCAAAAGATTAGACATATCTTGATGACTACAGCATATACCCACCTTTCATTGGTGGATAATTTTGTAGTTGTTGTAGATAAAGGTTTACCTTCAGGTTACCCTTTGACATCTGTTGTAAATTCAGTTAACAATGATATTTATAAATATATGGCGTGGTTGCATTTGGCACCACAAGAGTATAAATCATTGGATAACTGCGACAGGTTGACTACCTCAGCATACTATGGAGATGATCATCTCCATAGCGTTAAACAAGAGGCGTTAGAATTCTTTAACCTTCGCACGCTAGGAAAATTCTTTTCAGAAAGTGGAATTAAGTACACTGATGAGCATAAGAATGACTGGCGGGAAGCTGAAGAGTTTAGCACTCTGGATAAAGTGTCTTTCTTAAAGAGAGGCTTTGTAGAGGATAAAAGTGGTTTTATTTTATCGCCACTTAGTAAAGAAACCATAGAAGGTCGATATCTCATGTGGATGAAATCACCTAATGTGGAAGAATACGAGATCCTTACAGAGTTGATTCAAAACTCTTTGAGAGATGCTATGATGTGGGGTCCAGAATACTTCGATGAACAGAACATGTCTATTTTAAAGGCACTTCAATCCGTCGGATGTTCAGACATCATGCCGATATTATCCTATCGCAGCGAATACGATCGTTGGATGAGGATATGCAGTGGGGAACTATTAGATAGTACCTCGTATATTTCAGGTCAAAATTTTGGTTTGTAACCAAATTTTGGTAACAGTGTCCCATTGGGGATAATCTTTCGTTTGAGTCAAGCGCAGTGCGTAGGCGAGAAGGGTTAGAGGGTCACTTTAAAATAAT